CAGCCATAACACCTTCCCAAGCCCTGTCAACATCAGATTTGACTTCAGGTTGAGAACCTTGTATAACACCGGGGCTTCTAGGAGCTTCCCTAGCGGCTTTCACCGCATCTAGTGAATCATTTGAAGCTGGTGCATCTCTATTTGTCTCGCCACGCCAGACATCAATCAACGTATTAAGACTTAGATTACTTGTCGGATTAGTAGACCAATCCATAAAGGATTTGACTTCACCATCTGACAGTTTATGCATATTCTTCAATTCATTCACAGTATTGTTCAAGAGCATCTGTTCATTCATTTTGGACATCTCCCCTTGAACAGCCTGATTAACCGATTGTTGTTCCTGTTTTACTCGAAACTTATAACTATCGGATTCAGGTTTGTAGTAGGCATCCCAAGGATTAAATTCTTCCTCGGTTAATGATTGTGATTGAGGTTGGTTACTAACAGTACCTTGTTGAGCCTCAACGAACTTCTCGGCCATGTACTTCATATCCTGACGCATTTTATCGTTTTCCGATGCCTGTTTATCATGCATGGATTGGAATTTCTTTGCTTCGGATTCCCAGTTTACTTGGTAAGTTTCGCTTTCTGGAGACTGACCTAGAGCAACATCACCTTGATATTCCCCTTCTGGTCTTGGTTCTCCAAATGGATTTCCAGCATCATCAGCAACTTGTTGTTGTTGTTCCTGTTCAACCACTTCATTTATTTCATTCATTTGTTATCTCCTAACTGCGATGTCTTCTAAAGTATATCTTGAACTGAACCAAGGCCCTCTTCCATATCATTCATGGCAGACCCTAATTTTTCTACTTGTTGCTTCACCGCGTTATCAAGCTTATTAGCTTGGATTTTGTTATTTGCCTTCGTATCTGACTCAACGCCAGAAAGTTTAGATTTAAATTTTTCAACTTCAATCCGCTTCCTGTCGCTGACAGATTCCCTACGTGCAGTTTGCAAGTCACCCTGCAAATCTTTATTCTGCTGTGTCAGTTGTTCTACCTGACTCTGCAGTTGAGAAATCTCACCCATTCTCTGGATAAGACCCTCTTTATCAAATATTTCTGGATTCTTTTTAATCACTTCTACCCTATCAATTAACTGAGCCTGATAAGCTTCTAAATAAACACTATACTCAGCCCATTTACTTGTTGGTAATGTTGAGCCGGGCTCGATACTAATATCATGTTGTCCAATATGATGACGTTCCTTGGATACATCCATTATTGTTTCTGAAAAATCATCATAATAATTAACCATGACTTCATTAACATTATTGTTAGCCTGACTTAATCTAAAAATCTTTTTAAATGTATAATGTCCTTTTGATAGACCATACAGTACCTGACCAAGTTTCCTGATACTAAATTCTATATCCCTCAGTTTTGACTTTGGTCTTTCAGAACCCTGAGCCAGCATTCTTTCTGTACCCCTTACAGTTTCAGGTGCTTTTTCAGCAAATCCATGCATCAGTTCAGGAATACCAAAAGTAAAGTCAATATAAAATTCACATGACTGTATTAACTTATAAAATTCTCCTGCTAATGGTGTGGGTGATGGAAAATGAGGTTCTCCCTGAGATGAATCAACTTCTATTACAGCATTGGGATTAGCCCAATCCTGCTCAAGTTGACTTAAATCATCAACACTGCCAATAGGTACAATAAGTTTCAAACCCGCGCTGGCCTGAGCATGAGACAAAGCTAAAGACCATAATTTATTTAACAGTCTTTGCATTGGTCTGGCCCTAGAAATGTCAGACCTTGGATATGGTGTTCCTGTGTATATGTTAGGTAAAGGTACGATTGGGTATAAATCAGTATTGAGAATAGACTCGTACAAAACTATCTCCCCTATGGAACAAACAATACCCACGCGAGTTTGTAGAACTTGTTCAAATTGAGCCATCCCTTTTTCAAAAATACCGGGATTCTTTTCTAGGAACTGTTGAAATTCATTCTCATCCATTATCATTTCTTCCTCACTACGGGAATCAACAATACGATAGAATGGTACTTTTGTTTTATAAAATCTTTCTAATACCTGATATTTTTCCTGATAAGTAAATTCTAAATCCCTAGCCTCATCAGGTGTCCATGTCTTTTGTTGTCCACTATTCTGGGCTGATGGAAAATCCTCATCTGAATAAGCAGAAACATGCTGAAGTAGGCCAGGCTCCTCTTTTCCAGTTTCTTCATTTATTTGTGGGCCAAGTTCTGGATATAATGTTAATACCTGTTCGCCAGTAAGAATAGTAGATAATATAATATTCTCAGCATCATTAAACCATCTATCCCTAGATGAAGATGGTATATATACTCTGAATGGGTCTACACAGGTAAACTTTACTTCTCCTTTTCCAAAATCAGCTTCTGTATCAATATATGCATATAAATAACCCATTCCTGTAGTAGAATGGTCATGTATAGCTTGTTTTAAATTTGTATTCCCGTCAGATATCTCCCAGATATAACTCATAACAATACGCCATAGTTTAGCAACCTTTACATCTGAGTCTTCTCTTGGTATAACAGTAAAAGCAGGTGCTCTAGAAGTAAGCATAGCTTTCATCTTCTCTACTGCTGGGCCAACCCTATCCATAGGAACAGCAGCTTGATTACGCAATTCTAGGTCATCTACCTCATTATTTTCAAAGTGATTACCATAGAAAAAGTCAATATCTGTACGAGCTTCAGTATCCCATCCAGAACGAGCATCACGATATCTATCAAATAGTTCCTTGGTTAGCTTAGCTCTAGGGTCTTCAGGTATTTGCATTGTAGGGTAGGAATATATAAATAAAAAGCATAGCTTGTCAAGCTATAAAGCAATCTTTTTTAATTTGCTCTTGCTCCGGTAAACCAGTTGTATTTCTTACTAACTTTGCGTTTTTTTATATTGCCATACTCATCTTTAGTCATTTTCTTACTTAATGGCGGCTTAGCATAATAATCAGCATAGTACAGGGCATCCATTAAGTCATCATTCTTTGGAAATGGATGTTCAAAGAACTCATCTACTAATTCGGTCATATTGCGGTTAATGTATAGCTTTTTACTGTTTACTATGGGCCCTAGACTTGTTTCCAGTCTATCCTCTTTCTTTATACCTCCCGGTGGTCTAACACCCTTAAAGATACCCGGCATTAATCTTCTATCTTTAGTAGCCATACGAGTAACCATATCTCTTACCATTTCCTGAGCGGCTACTGTTTCAATAGTAACTCGTTTAACTGGTTGATACTTCTTTGCCATAGCAATAATTTTATCAGGTAAATCAAATGTAGGTATTCTTTCCCTGAAATATTCAATTACATAACGATTCTTTTGTTTATCCATAGCTATTACTACTATAGCCTGAAAATCAGACTTCTTAGTAGCTGTAGCTGCTATATCAACGCCAATATAGATATTTACTGGAATCATATCATCGCCAGCATCTAAGTAAGCAAATTTATCTTTTGCTATAAAATTATATTTATGATACTGAATCCTATCAATTTTAAAAGCAGCATCTGTAACATCCCTAGCATCATTCATATACTCCTGAGCATACTTATTAACAAGACCAGCTTCAATAAATTCCCTTTTCTTTGATGCTAACTTTGCTAGTGGAAATTGTTCAGGCCAGAGAGGTTTATCATTCTCAATAGCTTTATAGAATGTCATATCCCAAGGATATTCACGACCATCTTGTTTAGCTTGATTAAAGCCCTCTACGACCATTTGTAGAAAACTATCATAATGAACTATAGTACCAGCCATCCATATCCAACCCTCATTACCCGGAGATTCCTCTAATGCTGGAAATACTGTAGATACAATCCATTTCTTGATTTCAGCTCTACGTTCAGGCGTTTTAGTATTTAACTCTGATTCAAAGTCATCAAGGATAATACCAGTATAGCGTACATCAATCTCTGTCCTACCCCTCAATCTCTGAGAAGTACCCTTAGCTATAAGTCTATCTCCTTTTGCTGATACAATATCTTTTTCAGTCCATCTATTACCAGCACTATCTCCGGCCATATCACCAAAATAGTATTTTAGCTTATCATTTATTTCTAAATGAGTCTTAATATACTTTAGGTGGTCTATAGATTGACCTTGTTCCTCAGCAACCCAAGCTATAAACAATCTTGAACCCTGTGGAGAGAAACACATTTTATGAAGTATTGCTGCTTTTGAAAGGATAGACTTACCAAAACCCCTAGGAAGTATATTACATATCCTGGCACCCGGTTTAGTTGATATTAACTTTTCAGCAACTTCGTAGTGAAATTTAGGAGAAGCACTCTTATTTAAGAAATCCTTTGGTAGAAAGGCTCGGCCAAAGTATATTAAATCTTTATAAGCTCTACGAAGTACATCATCATTAATTTTAGACTCAGATGGTGGTGGTACTATATTAAATGGTTTAGGTTTCTCCAAAGACATCTACATTATCCTCATTTCCAATCATTATAAGAACATCATCATCCAGATAGATAGAATAACAATGTTTACAACTAAATCCTAAAGGCATGTGTATTTCATTAAATACCACATACTTTTCTTTCCTATTCAGGGCCCGCTTACATACTTTACATTTTCTAATAGTGCTTGTTACTACCGGCATACTATCTAATGGTATATCGCTACGGGATATCTTTTTCGGCATGTGCAAGTACCTTAGTTTTTGAAACATCTAATTCTTTTAGCTGTTCATTAGTAAATCCCTGAAATACAGTTAGGGATTCAGTTCTTTTGTCACTTGGGAACATACCTGATATTTTCATTAACATTTCTATGGCCCGTAATTTATCTGAATCACGGCCATCTGTATTATCTATAATGTTTTTAGCATTATATAAGAGATATTCTTCATCTATTCCAACATTACCCAGCATTTTTTTTACTTCTTCACTAACCAATTTCTGTACCCTTTCAGTTTTTAGAAGAGAGTTTGAAGCTGTCTGAGCATATTTAGAGTTATTCGTTGGATATACTCGTAAGTAAGCCTGTTCTGGAGGCATACCATTAGCACAGTATTTTGCGAATATAACTTCTCTTCTAGTAGGTTCTTCAATTTTATCACTAATTTGTCTAGGTTTTGTTGATTTTGTGAATCTATAGATATCATCTGCTGGTTTTCCACCAATATGTATATTCTCTCTTATTGGGTATGTTCCAAGTAATGTACGAATATATTCATCGCCATTACTAAAAACACCCCGTTTGAGCACTTTACATACCTGACCATCGTCAGTTAGTATCCATTGTCCTGTTCTAGCTTCACGCCAATCCTCGCAATAATCATCATCTTCGTTATCAAAGAACTCATCCTTATTATGATAAAGATGTTCTTTTCGGTTTTTTATTAATTTAGAAAACAAGTGTCACTCCCGACCAAATTATTACGTCGCCTAACCAACGCCCTCCGAACACTTTATTTATTTCCGTCTATTAACTTACCCCAAACAAATGTTTTACCATTTGTAATATCAACTACATCTAATCTAAAGTCGCCATTAGGAAACCAATCAATTATACCAAAGGCATGTGACCAGTTAGTATGTCTACCTTTTAACCATATATTGGATTCAGATGACATATCTTTCAAGCAACCGAGACTAAATGAATGATGGGCCCCATCTACATGAGTTACACCCATCCTTTGTACATCATGCACATGGCCATAGACTATATTCTTCCCTAGATTCTGGGAATGTTGTCTAGTATGGTTATAACTAGAGTAATGACCACCATGATAAAAATATAATTTTCCTATTTTAAGGTACTTTCCATAAGCATAGTACTTATACCCACGCTCTTTAAGGTTCATGATGTTTTTGAACTGA